CAATTCTGGCGCTGGCGCTGGTGGGAGCAATACGGATAACGGCGGTTCGGCAGGTGGCTCGGGTGTCGTAATCTTTACAGTACCGACTGGTATAAGCGTTTCGTTTTCTGCCGGTGTAACGCAGTCAAGCGCTACGGTTGGCTCTAATGTTGTTTACACGGTAACGGCTACAAGTACAACGAGTGAAACGGTGACAATAGGCTAATGGCACACTTTGCGAAACTAGACGAAAATAACGTGGTCGTTTTTGTGACGGTTGGCCGTCAAAAAGACGACGGTAAAGAGGTTGAGCTACAAGAGCGCACCGGTGACGTGTATAAGCAAACAAGCTATAACACTCGTGGCGGTGTTCACTACACAGACGGCGAGCCTAGTGTCGACCAGTCCAAAGCTCTACGGTTCAACTATGCCGGTATCGGTTTTACTTACGATCCGGAGCGTGACGCGTTTATTCCACCTAAGCCGTTCGAGTCGTGGGTGCTTGACGAGGCGACTTGTCTCTGGGTGGCACCTATCCCGTACCCCGAGGACGGTGGCGTTTATACCTGGGACGAGGACGGTGGCGACTGGGTCGAGGTAGTAAATGAGGCTACTTAAACCCTGGCCCGACCCTCACACGGTAAACCCTAACGGCAAGTACGGTAACCGTCGGCACCCTATTAGTGGGCGTATCAAAAAGCACAGGGGGCTCGACGTAGCCTACAGTGGTCTTATTTACGCACCGGCAGACGGTGAGGTAGTGCACAAAGGCGCGGCACTAAACAAGCGCACGGGTGGCGGTTACACGCTAATCGTAAAGCACGCGAGCGACCTCTACACGGTCTACTATCACCTTAGAGAGCCGTCTAAGCTCGCTGTGGGCGCTAAAGTGCGTACCGGTGACGTATTAGCCCATACGGGCACTACGGGGGCTAGCACAGGCGTACACCTCCACGTCGAGACACGATCTAGTCGTAGGTGGGGTAGCGACTTTGACCCTGAGACGGTTATGGATATGTCGCGGTCGGCTGCTAACGGTGGCACACCTAGCACAGGTGCAACACCTAAGCTCGTCGAGGACGGGATACTAGGCCGGCAGACGTGGGGCGCTGTCCAGCGTATGCTCCAAGCCGAGGGGCGCTATAAAGGCAAAATAAACGGGGTACCTGGTAAGACCACTATTAAGGGTCTACAGCAGTGGCTAAACGGGGTGGTCTAATGGACGACAACACTCGCGAGGTCGGAGTAAAGGTATCTATGCGCGATATTTACGCCGAGGTGCAACGGCAGGGCCGGCTACTCGAGAAAATCGCTAACAGTCTGCCCAGCAGTGAGCAGACTATAGACGACCACGAGGCTCGCATACGTAAGCTCGAAATGCGTATGGGCTGGGCTGTCGGTGGCTTTGGTCTCGTGGCTGCGGTTATGCCGTGGATCGTGGGGCTAATCGCGTGACCGGTAAACCGTCGTGGAAATATCGCCGTCGAGCCGTATTTAGTACCCTCGTTTTTGGCGCTGTAGTTATTTTGTACGTGCTTGCGAGTGGCGACGACCGACCAGTACTCGACACGGTAGTATTGTCGGTGGCCGGTCTTATGGGCGCTGCCTTATCGGTGTATACGGGTGCGAGCGCCTACGAGGACGTAAGACTACACAGAAAAGAGGATAACCCAGATGGATAAGCTTAAGAGGTTTCACGAGTACGCGACCGAGAGAGCTGTAAAGACGTTTGCGCAGACGGCGCTCGCCACTATCGGCGTGGGCGCTGTAGGTATTTTCGAGGTGGACTGGGTCAACGTTTTGTCTGTCTCGGCTTTGGCTTTGGTTATGTCACTGTTGACCTCGGTGCTCCAATATGACCGCAAGCCCGTCGAGTAACGGCTGCGTTTGCACTGCTAACTCGATAGACGAGTGCGCTTGTGGCGCTTATTATTTAGAGCTCATAAATAACGGGGGTTAGAGTGTCGGGTTTTGAGGATTACATACGGGGCAAGTCGGTCGCACTTGTCGGCCCGGCTGTCGCACCCTACGACCAATCTGCCGAGGTAGAGGCGCACGACGTCGTCTACCGTATCGGTTACCGGTGGGATCTAAACACACCCGTACCTAACTATGGGGAACGCACCGACGTCGTTTTTTACAACGCCGAGAACTCTCGAAAGCTTGCGCTCGGACTGTACGACACGTTTGTAAAAGCTATCCCCTGGGTTATGGTGAAACGTGACCCTAAGCTGCCTAAAAAGCACCCGTACCGTGTACTCGAGTTGCCGTTTACTAAAGCTAATCAGGCACCTATCGCGTTACACGATCTAGTAAAACTTGCGCCGTCTAAAATTACGGTTTTCGGTGTCGACTTGTATATGGACGGGCCAACGACCGCGTACGATAAAAACTATTTAGACCGTACGCCAGAGCGTGACTGGTGGGGTATCGAAATACACGACCCTCGCGAAAATCATAAATTTATCCACCAGCTTTTACGTAATTATCGTGAGCTGATTGTGGGCGACGACCGTTTTATGGCTGTCGCGAAAATGTCAACTAAGCAATATATGGAGAATTTAGCGAGGGCGTGGAATGTCTGAACGAGAGACGGTGGACGGTTACGCGGTACCGGTCGACCCTATGGAATTGTTACAGTGTGACAGCTGCCAGTAATGGACGTCGTCTATATCTGCCGGCCAGGGGAAAACGAGGAACTACGGTACTCGTTACGATCGCTCTCTAATCTGCCTCACGGTAACGTTTGGGTTGCCGGTGACGCGCCAGACTGGTACACGGGTAACCTAATCAAGCTAAAACAGTCTGGTAGCAAATATGAAAACGCTCGCAATAATCTGCGAGCTTTGTGCGACGACGACCGGATAAGCGACACAGTCGTGCTAATGAACGACGACTTTTACGTGGTGCGACCTATTGACTCGGTGCCGACTTTGCACGGTGGCGAGGTGTACGACAAGATTGCTCGGCACGCAGCTTACGCACCGGATAGCCCGTACGTGGCTTTACTGTGGGACACCCTGCATATTTTGGCTAACCGTGGCGTTTCCACGTCTCTGGATTATGCGTTACACGTGCCTATGGTTATGGATCGTGGCAAGCTTGCGGACTTGCTCCACTATGCCGGCTCGTACCGTATCCTCTACGGCAATATCTACGGTGTGGGTGGCGAGTACTCGGACGACGTGAAATATCACCGTGTGATACGTAACGGGCCGACACCGTACAATTTTAAAGCTGGGAGCTCCCCGTTTTTGTCGAGTAGCGACGGTACTTTTCCGTACTTGCGCTCGGCTTTACTGGGTGCTTTATTCCCCGATAAGTCACCGTATGAGTTGTGACTAGCGCTATACTTTTATTACCCACTCTCTAGGGTAGACCCCTCTGGGCTTTCGAGCCTGGGGGGGTCTTTTTTTTGTGCCTGCGACACGCTGTAAAACAATGTTGCGCACCTTGTCTAGTTTGTGCTTGACTGTGGTAATGGCAAACAGCCATAAACCTAGAGAGAGGTAAAAAAATGAATATCTACACGAGAATGATTGCGGAAATAGCACAGTCCAGTATTGACGAGGCTCGCGAGCTCCAGGACATTATCGAGAGCGAGTGGATTATCGAGCACTGGTCTCGCACTACCGAGCGCCAACTAAAGAGCGCTGTCAAGACCGCACAGGCACGTAAAGCCAGCTAACAAGACTCGAACAACTGTTCGACTAGAGAGAGGTAAATACAATGGGGTACTTTAACAAACTAGAGGTATCTATACAGGACGACGTAGACCGTCTTGTGGCCTGGTACAAGGCTCACGCGGACGAGTTGCCGCCGTACGTCCTCGAGTGGATTGTGGAGCGCGACGAGCGACTGTGGGCGCTTGTGCAACGGTGGGAGAAACAACCGGCACAGCCTAAGCCTGCAAGTGAGCACGTAGCTTTACAGCCACAGACTCGACGTGACGCTAGAGCGCTTGCCAAGTCGTCCGAGGTTATCGAGATAACTAGGTCAGACTGGCGTGTAATGCTTGGCGCTGTATTCGCGTTTGGTATTACCGCTATCGGTCTACTGCTGTGGATCTCGAGGCTCGTCTAATGTCCTACCTACTCGTAATAATTGGGGGCGCTATGGCGCTAACTCCTGGAATTATCGACCCGGTGAACGTGCCCGTAAATGGTCTTACGTTGCTCGGGGTACTCGTTATGGCCGCCGGTGCTGTTTTGGCGGTACGTGGCCGGTGAGCTTTTACACAGGCCCAGGATATGACGAGTTACTGGAGGCTATCGACGCCGAGGGGGGAGTCGTGCCGTGCCAACAATGGCCCGACCTATTTTTTCCCGATATGGGCGGTACGAGTGAGCCAGCTAAAGCGCTGTGTCAGGGGTGCCCAGTACTATTACAGTGTCTCAGCTACGCTATACAAGCCGACGAGCCGTACGGTGTGTGGGGTGGCGCGAGCGTCCTAGAGAGAAAGAGGATAAAACGAAATGCACGTAGAGCAGCACGGTAAGACGATATTTATTACTAACCCTAACGGGTGGGATATGACGGAGGGCGAGTTATTGCTTTCGTTGTCCGAGGCTAAGGCTTTGCGCGACGCCTTGGACCCTACAATTACACCTAGAGAGACAGAGAGAGAGCTGGATAATGGCGAGGACGGTTAGAGCACGGACAAGCGACCCGGTTACGTCGCACTTGGCAGCCGAGTCGGTGGACAATGTCACACAGACGCAGGCGTTTATTATGCGGTGTCTCAAGAGGCCACGTAACGACGTGGAGCTCGTGAACGCTTACCGGTCGTACAAGACTGCGCCTCGTGCGTCCGAGTCTGGTATACGGTCGCGTAGAGCTGAGCTGGTAGATCGTGGGCTAGTGGTAGACACTGGTCGACGGGTCAAGCTCGCGAGTGGCCGCTACTCGATTGTGTGGGGGTTGGCTAATGTCTGAACTTGAGGACTTGGCTAACGAGCTGGTCGAGGCTTGGCTGGATACACACGCGCCGAGTAACGCGGTCGACTTTTTGGCTAATGAGCGCCGACGCGCAGATATTATCCGTAGAGCAACCGAGGCGGGGCTTTATGAGGCTGTTTATGCGCGTGCTAACACACTGTTACACGGTAACTAATGATTACCGCGGACAGGTTTTTAGCGTCTAAGTCTTTGGACGAGCAGGCGTGGCTCGACGCTCGACGTTTAGGGTTGTCGGCTACGACTATGGCTCAGGCTATGACACCGTCGGGGTTACGTGACGTGCTCGCTAATTGGGATAACTCTACGCCGGTCGTGGTGAACGCTTATATGCAGTTTGGTCTCGATAGTGAGGCGTGGCTCTCACTGTGGACTAAAGAGCAGACGGGCGTAATGCCTAACGACTGGCTTATACGGCACGACGAGTTCGCGGACTCGATCGCGACACCCGACGGGCTTAGCCTGGACCACGAGACTATCTCGGAGATTAAGACGACCGGTAAAGACTGGGGCTCGGTAGAGAAAATCCCTATCCAGTACCAGCGCCAAGTACAGTGGCAGCTATACGTGACGGGTGCGAGCTCGTGCGTTTTCGTGTGGCTGTTACGTGAGGAAAACGACGGGGTTATGGTGCCGGCGTGGCTGGAGCCTAAATACGGCGTTATCGAGCGTAATAACGATATTATCGACAAAATGGTAGAGCGGTCGGCCGAGGTGGCTCACGCTCTAGCGAACAGGGGGTAACAATATGGCACGTTTTGACCTAAATAAGTATGCGACGGTTGCCGAGCGTCTAGCTATGCTCGAGGCAGCCTACCCAGACTACCGTCTGGAGACACACGACTACTCGACTGCCGAGGATCGTGCTAAAGGTGTGTGGCGTGTAAAGGCGACACTCTACTTGTCTCGTGAGGACCAGCTCGAGGGGTTGTCTAAAGCTACCGGGCACGCTTTTGAGGTGGACTCGGCTCACGGGCCACAGTCGACTAGTGCGCTTGAGGTATGCGAGACGAGCGCCGTGGGCAGGTGTCTGGCCCTGGCGTCTAACAAGTGGACCGGTAATAAAGACGACGCAGCTAGGTCGTTGGCGAGCCGTGAGGAAATGGAAAAGGTGCAACGTGGGGCACCGGTCGCCCAGGCGGTCGAGGCACCGGCTGACTTTCACGACAAGCTCTCACAAGCGACAGAGCTCGACGACCTTATGAACTTGTGGGAGCAGGCAAAGGTAGGCGGTTACGCTGACTTTGTGCGCAAGTCAATTAGTGAACGTAAAGCAATTATTACAGGGGGTAAGAAATGACACGCTGGACTAAGACCGACGAGGCTTTAGCGTCTGAGTTGACCGCGTACGTGGCGCAGGTGCGTCTTTATGGTGCGAGCTCTCAGTGGACTATCGCCGATACGGGTAAACCGTGGACGGAGTACTACAGTCACAC